GCTTCTAAAATTTTTTTCTTATTTTTATCCTTCTTGGAACCATTAACTAGAGATAGTAATCCTGGTTCCGAAAGGACCACAGCACGACCGTCGTTATGGGAGAGAGTTTTAAGGTCAAATGGACCAAACAACGTAGTTACGTTTTGAGTAACTACTCTTAATGGTGTCATTAAAGCTTTATTTTCCTTTTCAATTAAAATTTTAAGTTCGGTTTTTTGGTGATTAGGCACGTTATCAAAGTAGGCTTTTCTAGGGTTCTCAATCTCCATAATCTGGCACACGTCCTTTCCAAAGAAGTGAGGATCGTAAACGGATCCAGCAACTCGAATGCGATGCTCGCTTCCATCGTCAAGAGTGACGAGTATAGATTCGTTGGTATAGTTTGAAATAGTATTTTGGATTGCTTCCATGTCTTTTATTATACTTTTTGTTTCTTATAAATTCAACTAAATTTCTATAGTAAAGGTCCCCAGAACCATAAAAATGGAATTTTTGAAATTTCTAAATACAAATTTTTTAAGGTTCAAATGAAGGTTTAAAATTTTTAAAATTTTGGATATAACCTCTTGGTCTCCATGAATTATACGACAAGTGAACATATTTTAATGGTTTAAAAACCATTAAAATATTTAATAATAATCTATAAGATGTAAACTATCCAAAAGACTAATTTGTGTTGTAACATCCGAAGGTGTATTCAAAGTTTTAATAATATCTTCATCTTTAAGTTCAAATGAAGAGGTAGATTTCTCCACACAATTAAACAAAACAATACTATCATTTTTTTGAAAGTTGTATGGTATCTTAGGTTCTACTAATTTTTCTATTGAATTAAATAAGCTCCAGTTACTCATAATATTTGCAAAATTAAAAAATTTTTTAGACCGTTGAATTTCAGCATATGTAATGTATTCTATAAAATTAGATATTTGTATGGTTGATGATATAAATTTACCATAATCAATATTATAAACATTTATAAAGTCACCAAAACCATCTAAAATTTCAAAAAATTTAAGTTTAAAATTATGGATAAATGCATCATATTTTTGTTCATTTGTATTACCAATTAAGTCATTTATGGCTCCAATTACCTTTTTTATGATATTTAATTTATCATCAGTGGATTTTGGGTTAAACCATTCATCAATCTTGTTCCATTCTTCGGTAAAATTCCTCACATCTTCTACTAATGTCTTTGTATCATAGTCGTTCTTACTGAAAGGAAGTTTAATTAACACACTAAACAAGTCAATTATATTATCTAATTCTTTATAGATAAAATTATCTTTATAATTTGGTATGATTTCCACCAATATTTTATCTAATCTTTTCGAGATAATTCTGGCTGCACTTGAAAGTGTGGTTTTAACCCAACCAGTTTCTTTGCATAATTTAATCTGATTTGACTCTAAAAAATGTGTTTGTGCAAACTGTTTATATTTTATAGGGCAGCCTCGAATATAGGCTAAACGAACCATTAAAGTTTTAAAATCATTTATAGGGTCAAATTTAAATGGAGTATAACCTTTATTTGTAAAAAATAAACTGTTATTATAACTGGTACCTTCTAATCCTTTTGAATAAGCAAAACCGTAATCAAAAATTACAGGAAAAAACCCATTGGTCAAAATTAGGCGATCTATCATCACATCTTCATACATAAATTTATACCAAAAAAAGGTTCTTTTATCGCATTTTCTTAAAAGAATATTTTCAAGGTGTAAATCATAGTGGGTAAATTTTTTCTCTTCTTGTGCTATAAATAAAGCTAAAATTAATTGATGAATTAATGATTCTGTGCATCCATAAAAATTATTGTCTTTAATATATTTTAACAGAGTTGTTTTAGATGGTATATATTCTATGATAGCAACATCTCGAACACAATTATATTTAGAAAAAGGGTTAAAATTATCCACAAGCTCGCTCTTTTCTGGAATATAGCATTTAATGTCTTTTTGCACCTCGTAAATTCTATTATAATGAGGTAAAAACGAACCTAATTCTTCCATATCCCGAGAAACTTTTAATTCATGGTCAACTAGAGTATTAACTTCTTTTGGAATTTTAAATACATAAATGGGGTACGAAGGTTCATCTAGAATGAAAAAATAATCTGTGCTAGAAACTTCGAATGAAATTTTTTGCAAGTGTAACTGTTCCTTTTTTCTGTTTTTTAATGGTTTTAAAAGTCCGACAATTCCTTGAGAAGTATCTTCGCTGAATATTTTATAGTATTGTAGATTCATATTTATTTAACGTTAAATTTTATCATAAAAATCAATTTTATTTTTTTAATTTTTTTAAGATCAATTTAATCTTAAAAAAATATATAAAAGTGTGGTTAATATAAACTTACATTAGAAAAGTATGTAAAAGTGTGGTTAATATAAACTTACATTAGAAAAGTATGTAAAATATGGTTAAAAAGTGTATATAAAATATAAATGGGCCTTTTTTTAATTTATAATATAGAATCAAGCTCGTTTATAGCTTTAGAAATGTCTTTTAAATCATCTCCTTTCGATGGTTCTTTTTTACCCTTTACTTCGGCAGATTGTTTCTCTTCGCATATTTCTACTTCTTCTGCTACTTGTGGTAGATTAGGTTCACCATCTACTAGTTCCATTATTTTAGGTGCGATAACATATAAACCAATGTCATCTTCTTGGGTAACCCCTTCATCTACGAATTTTAAAAATAGGTCGTCATTTGACCCAAAAGCCTCTTGTACAGCTATGCTTAAAACAGCTCTATGTCCTTCTCTTGTAACAGTTCTTATATTTTCAATAAGCTCTGTTTCTACCTGAATTGGGTTAAAATAATTACTGTTATCAAAAACATAAACTCTGGTAGCGCAACAGTTTGCAACTTTCTGCGCCAATAAAATCTGGTATCGAATACTATACCGAACGAAATTTTCAATTTCTACTTGCATATTTATTATGTGTAAAATTATTCTTATTATTAACTTACCACCAAAAACTACATCTAAAATAAATAATATGTAAAGGTCAATAATACTTTAATTAACTACTGAAAATTTAAGCTGCTTAGCAATTTTATTTCTGACTAAATCTTTTTTGTCACAAAGGTCAATGTTCTCTTTGTAAAATGTAAAAATTTGTTTGTGATCGAGTGGAGGTAGTAAAGGTATTCCTTCCCATTCATTTAATTTACCTTCAAAGTCTATTTCTATTTTTTCTGGATGAAACTGAACCATTTTATCTGTTAAAACTTTATCAAATGGTGGAGGTAGTAAATCAGCACTATGTGGAGGTAAAATACACAATAATTGAAAAAATGGTAGTAAATGGTTTTGTTCAAGCTCTTTTGAGCCTAATATATTTTTATTAGTTTTAAGGTAATTAGATACATTAATACAGGTTGGGGCAAATTGGCTTGGATAATACATATTCCAATCAACTGTGCCGCTTCCATAAGCATAATAATTGAATACCCATTCAATTTCTGTAAGGTATATTTTAACCAGGTTTTTTGTAATTTTGTGATTGAGAGTATAAGATTTAAGATAATGGATAGCTATATCTTTAAATGAAGCTTCTTTTTTAGAAGCTATATCAAGCAATGTATTTGGGTATCCATATTCACGTGTTTTGTAGTGTTGGACAGCTTGAGGACAAGCAACATTTAAAATATAATCAAAATAAGAAATTAAATATTTAAAGTTAATTTGAACCTTAGTTTGTTTAGAAAGTTTAAATGTAATATATCCTTTAGAAGTAAAATAATATTTCATTACAAGATCTAATCCACCATCATAAATATTAAACAAAGGTAAAGGAGGTAAGAAGTCATTTCCAACCATAAAACATAAAATTACAAAATCACAAACAACAAAATCAAAATCATAATGTTTAAAGTTGGGTTTGGTCATAGCAAAGTCTAAAATACATTTTTTGAATTGGTTAATATCAACCAATAAATAATCAGAATTTTTTAAGATAAAATCTTCTCTTAAAATGTAAATTAAATTCTCTTTAATGAATAAGGTTGAAACAAGCAAAGATAACATGATCAAATCTGCGTCATTTCCAACTATAATTATATTGAATTTTTTATCAATTATATTTGCTTTGTTGGACCTTAAAAAATCATATAACTTATGTTCCCCTTCACCTGGTACCAAAGAATCCATAAAATATATTGTTTCGACGCTAAACCATTCTGTTTCCAATTTTGATTTTATATTTGTTTTTATGTAGATTCCAAGCTTATACAAGAACTCTGTTCCTGGTGATATACAATTAGAGTCAAATCCACCTTCTGTTTTCTTAGAAAGAAAACGTCGTTGACGCTGTTGTATTTGTTTGGATATTGGTGCTACTCCATCTATACACAACACTATTTCTTTAGGTTGTGTGATAGCTAATAAAGCTGTAATACTGTTTAAAACATCTTCAAATACACGTAGGTCTTGTTCTTCACTAGAAACTGGTGATGTTTTTATTAATAGTGCTTTAGATTCAAAAGAACCATACTTATAAATTTTTTGACATGAAGTATGAATCATACCATTCAAGTCTAATAGTAATAAATTAGGGTTGTTCAGATCCTCTTTTGGTAAAATATTTTGATTTTTAATTATAGCCTTTGTTACAACCTTTGGAAAAGATTCTCTGAACCATTTAAAAAAATATTTTATACCCATTTTTGTATCTTTATTATTCTATAAAAGTTTGTCTTATTTTCAAGTTTACTTGACCTACTTTTTTTTTATTTTTTTAAAACTAGAATAACCTTTATTTTTATATCAATTTAATTTTGCCAAATATGCCAATGTAATTTATTATAATTTTTTTCTAAGATAATTTTCATTTTTAAGTTTTATAAAACTTAAAAATGAAAATTATCTTAGAAAAAAATTATAATAAATTACATTGGCATATTTGGCAAAATTAAATTGATATAAAAATAAAGGTTATTCTAGTTTTAAAAAAATAAAAAAAAAGTAGGTCAAGTAAACTTGAAAATAAGACAAACTTTTATAGAATAATAAAGATACAAAAATGGGTATAAAATATTTTTTTAAATGGTTCAGAGAATCTTTTCCAAAGGTTGTAACAAAGGCTATAATTAAAAATCAAAATATTTTACCAAAAGAGGATCTGAACAACCCTAATTTATTACTATTAGACTTGAATGGTATGATTCATACTTCATGTCAAAAAATTTATAAGTATGGTTCTTTTGAATCTAAAGCACTATTAATAAAAACATCACCAGTTTCTAGTGAAGAACAAGACCTACGTGTATTTGAAGATGTTTTAAACAGTATTACAGCTTTATTAGCTATCACACAACCTAAAGAAATAGTGTTGTGTATAGATGGAGTAGCACCAATATCCAAACAAATACAACAGCGTCAACGACGTTTTCTTTCTAAGAAAACAGAAGGTGGATTTGACTCTAATTGTATATCACCAGGAACAGAGTTCTTGTATAAGCTTGGAATCTACATAAAAACAAATATAAAATCAAAATTGGAAACAGAATGGTTTAGCGTCGAAACAATATATTTTATGGATTCTTTGGTACCAGGTGAAGGGGAACATAAGTTATATGATTTTTTAAGGTCCAACAAAGCAAATATAATTGATAAAAAATTCAATATAATTATAGTTGGAAATGACGCAGATTTGATCATGTTATCTTTGCTTGTTTCAACCTTATTCATTAAAGAGAATTTAATTTACATTTTAAGAGAAGATTTTATCTTAAAAAATTCTGATTATTTATTGGTTGATATTAACCAATTCAAAAAATGTATTTTAGACTTTGCTATGACCAAACCCAACTTTAAACATTATGATTTTGATTTTGTTGTTTGTGATTTTGTAATTTTATGTTTTATGGTTGGAAATGACTTCTTACCTCCTTTACCTTTGTTTAATATTTATGATGGTGGATTAGATCTTGTAATGAAATATTATTTTACTTCTAAAGGATATATTACATTTAAACTTTCTAAACAAACTAAGGTTCAAATTAACTTTAAATATTTAATTTCTTATTTTGATTATATTTTAAATGTTGCTTGTCCTCAAGCTGTCCAACACTACAAAACACGTGAATATGGATACCCAAATACATTGCTTGATATAGCTTCTAAAAAAGAAGCTTCATTTAAAGATATAGCTATCCATTATCTTAAATCTTATACTCTCAATCACAAAATTACAAAAAACCTGGTTAAAATATACCTTACAGAAATTGAATGGGTATTCAATTATTATGCTTATGGAAGCGGCACAGTTGATTGGAATATGTATTATCCAAGCCAATTTGCCCCAACCTGTATTAATGTATCTAATTACCTTAAAACTAATAAAAATATATTAGGCTCAAAAGAGCTTGAACAAAACCATTTACTACCATTTTTTCAATTATTGTGTATTTTACCTCCACATAGTGCTGATTTACTACCTCCACCATTTGATAAAGTTTTAACAGATAAAATGGTTCAGTTTCATCCAGAAAAAATAGAAATAGACTTTGAAGGTAAATTAAATGAATGGGAAGGAATACCTTTACTACCTCCACTCGATCACAAACAAATTTTTACATTTTACAAAGAGAACATTGACCTTTGTGACAAAAAAGATTTAGTCAGAAATAAAATTGCTAAGCAGCTTAAATTTTCAGTAGTTAATTAAAGTATTATTGACCTTTACATATTATTTATTTTAGATGTAGTTTTTGGTGGTAAGTTAATAATAAGAATAATTTTACACATAATAAATATGCAAGTAGAAATTGAAAATTTCGTTCGGTATAGTATTCGATACCAGATTTTATTGGCGCAGAAAGTTGCAAACTGTTGCGCTACCAGAGTTTATGTTTTTGATAACAGTAATTATTTTAACCCAATTCAGGTAGAAACAGAGCTTATTGAAAATATAAGAACTGTTACAAGAGAAGGACATAGAGCTGTTTTAAGCATAGCTGTACAAGAGGCTTTTGGGTCAAATGACGACCTATTTTTAAAATTCGTAGATGAAGGGGTTACCCAAGAAGATGACATTGGTTTATATGTTATCGCACCTAAAATAATGGAACTAGTAGATGGTGAACCTAATCTACCACAAGTAGCAGAAGAAGTAGAAATATGCGAAGAGAAACAATCTGCCGAAGTAAAGGGTAAAAAAGAACCATCGAAAGGAGATGATTTAAAAGACATTTCTAAAGCTATAAACGAGCTTGATTCTATATTATAAATTAAAAAAAGGCCCATTTATATTTTATATACACTTTTTAACCATATTTTACATACTTTTCTAATGTAAGTTTATATTAACCACACTTTTACATACTTTTCTAATGTAAGTTTATATTAACCACACTTTTATATATTTTTTTAAGATTAAATTGATCTTAAAAAAATTAAAAAAATAAAATTGATTTTTATGATAAAATTTAACGTTAAATAAATATGAATCTACAATACTATAAAATATTCAGCGAAGATACTTCTCAAGGAATTGTCGGACTTTTAAAACCATTAAAAAACAGAAAAAAGGAACAGTTACACTTGCAAAAAATTTCATTCGAAGTTTCTAGCACAGATTATTTTTTCATTCTAGATGAACCTTCGTACCCCATTTATGTATTTAAAATTCCAAAAGAAGTTAATACTCTAGTTGACCATGAATTAAAAGTTTCTCGGGATATGGAAGAATTAGGTTCGTTTTTACCTCATTATAATAGAATTTACGAGGTGCAAAAAGACATTAAATGCTATATTCCAGAAAAGAGCGAGCTTGTGGATAATTTTAACCCTTTTTCTAAATATAATTGTGTTCGAGATGTTGCTATCATAGAATATATACCATCTAAAACAACTCTGTTAAAATATATTAAAGACAATAATTTTTATGGATGCACAGAATCATTAATTCATCAATTAATTTTAGCTTTATTTATAGCACAAGAAGAGAAAAAATTTACCCACTATGATTTACACCTTGAAAATATTCTTTTAAGAAAATGCGATAAAAGAACCTTTTTTTGGTATAAATTTATGTATGAAGATGTGATGATAGATCGCCTAATTTTGACCAATGGGTTTTTTCCTGTAATTTTTGATTACGGTTTTGCTTATTCAAAAGGATTAGAAGGTACCAGTTATAATAACAGTTTATTTTTTACAAATAAAGGTTATACTCCATTTAAATTTGACCCTATAAATGATTTTAAAACTTTAATGGTTCGTTTAGCCTATATTCGAGGCTGCCCTATAAAATATAAACAGTTTGCACAAACACATTTTTTAGAGTCAAATCAGATTAAATTATGCAAAGAAACTGGTTGGGTTAAAACCACACTTTCAAGTGCAGCCAGAATTATCTCGAAAAGATTAGATAAAATATTGGTGGAAATCATACCAAATTATAAAGATAATTTTATCTATAAAGAATTAGATAATATAATTGACTTGTTTAGTGTGTTAATTAAACTTCCTTTCAGTAAGAACGACTATGATACAAAGACATTAGTAGAAGATGTGAGGAATTTTACCGAAGAATGGAACAAGATTGATGAATGGTTTAACCCAAAATCCACTGATGATAAATTAAATATCATAAAAAAGGTAATTGGAGCCATAAATGACTTAATTGGTAATACAAATGAACAAAAATATGATGCATTTATCCATAATTTTAAACTTAAATTTTTTGAAATTTTAGATGGTTTTGGTGACTTTATAAATGTTTATAATATTGATTATGGTAAATTTATATCATCAACCATACAAATATCTAATTTTATAGAATACATTACATATGCTGAAATTCAACGGTCTAAAAAATTTTTTAATTTTGCAAATATTATGAGTAACTGGAGCTTATTTAATTCAATAGAAAAATTAGTAGAACCTAAGATACCATACAACTTTCAAAAAAATGATAGTATTGTTTTGTTTAATTGTGTGGAGAAATCTACCTCTTCATTTGAACTTAAAGATGAAGATATTATTAAAACTTTGAATACACCTTCGGATGTTACAACACAAATTAGTCTTTTGGATAGTTTACATCTTATAGATTATTATTAAATATTTTAATGGTTTTTAAACCATTAAAATATGTTCACTTGTCGTATAATTCATGGAGACCAAGAGGTTATATCCAAAATTTTAAAAATTTTAAACCTTCATTTGAACCTTAAAAAATTTGTATTTAGAAATTTCAAAAATTCCATTTTTATGGTTCTGGGGACCTTTACTATAGAAATTTAGTTGAATTTATAAGAAACAAAAAGTATAATAAAAGACATGGAAGCAATCCAAAATACTATTTCAAACTATACCAACGAATCTATACTCGTCACTCTTGACGATGGAAGCGAGCATCGCATTCGAGTTGCTGGATCCGTTTACGATCCTCACTTCTTTGGAAAGGACGTGTGCCAGATTATGGAGATTGAGAACCCTAGAAAAGCCTACTTTGATAACGTGCCTAATCACCAAAAAACCGAACTTAAAATTTTAATTGAAAAGGAAAATAAAGCTTTAATGACACCATTAAGAGTAGTTACTCAAAACGTAACTACGTTGTTTGGTCCATTTGACCTTAAAACTCTCTCCCATAACGACGGTCGTGCTGTGGTCCTTTCGGAACCAGGATTACTATCTCTAGTTAATGGTTCCAAGAAGGATAAAAATAAGAAAAAAATTTTAGAAGC